GTCTTGGTGGCGATACAATTTCAAAATATTCTAAGGGCGGAGGTATTCTTTTCTTATGAAGGTAATATATAGAAAGCTGGCTTATAAAGATGAGTAAAAGAAAAAATAAAAAAGAAGAGCGTTTTGTGGGCGCAAATTACTCGGGTGGTTATAAAAGCAAAGATAGTGGAGCTGTTTCTAAATTTTTTAGTAGTTATAGTCAAACACCTTCTGTCAATAGTGACAACGCCCTTCGCATTATGGCTGTAAACTCATGCGTCCGCCTAATAGCTGGCGGAGTTGCTGATTTATCTTTGTATTTATTTAATAAAGAAGGAAAGCGCATTAATAGCAGTTCCGCTTTATATGTATTAGAGAATGCTCCGAATAATTATTTGACGCCTTATGAATTTAAGGAACTTATAATGACACATTTGTTACTTCGTGGTAATTTTTTTGCGCAAATTATAAAAAATCGCCTCGGAGAAGTTGTCGAACTTATACCTTTGTATCCAGACAGAGTTTCGATGAAATTTAAAGAAACGGATGCTGGCTTGATCATTACATACATTGTACAAAGCGACAACGGCGTTGTTGAATTACCTAAATCGGAAGTTTTACACATAAAAAATATTTCGCACGATGGACTTTGGGGTTTAAATAATATAGAACTCGCTAAATCTTCTTTAGAGATAAGCGCATCTGCTCAACAATACGCCAAACGTTATTTTGACACCGATGGAAGCCCTGTTGTAATTTTGAAGCACCCATCCCATCTTGGAGAAGAGGCATTGAAATCTTTGAAAAACTCGTGGTCTGCTAATTATATGGGTGCCAACAAGAGAACAGGAATTGCTGTCTTAGAAGAAGGCATGGAATTCGAGCGTGTAACGATTAGCAACAGCGATGCTCAATTTTTAGAATCACGCGAATTTCAAGATAAAGAGATTGCTAAATTATTTGGTGTCCCATATAGTTTACTGGACGACACGACCAGCAACAAGAGCATTTCTGAGTTGTCACAACATTTTGTTAAATTTACATTGCGCCCATGGTTGTCACGCATTGAAAAGGCGTTAACGTCTTCCTTGTTACCAAAAACCCAATCTTTTAAGTTCAATATCGATGGATTATTGCGTGGAGATATGGAGGCGCGCTATAATAGTTATAACGTCGCAATGCAGCGTTTTATGACAATCAATGAGATTCGCCGTTTGGAAGGCCTAGAGCCCGTAGATAATGGGGACGGTTTATTGCAACCGCTCAACATGGCACCACTCGGAATGGATATAAACGAGATTACGCAGACCGTTGCTGAAGATCAAGTAAAAGGCGCTCAAGGAAATCAAAACGTGTCCATTAAAGACAATCAAGATCAACCGAATATGCGATCACAAATTTTAGATAAGTTATTCACTATTCAACAAAAAAAAGAAAATGTGGCGATAGCAAACATCTTATCAAAAGCACAAGATCAAGAAGATTTAAACAAACGCATGCAAATCTTCGAGCAAGGAATCAATAGACAAATTGAAAACACCTTAGAAGTATTGAAGGACATTAATCCAGAAGCAATTGAATTAAGTAAGCGCTTTATGTCTGGGATTTTACAAGCATGTAAGACAGAAAATGATTTTGATGCTATAAAAATCAAACATTATTTTGAAAACGATAGAAAAAATTTAATTTTAACAAAGCTGGAAGGTAATATAGAGAAATGAAAAAAGAAATCAGATTGCTTTGCGAAGATTTTTTAAATGAAGATCGCAAACTAAAAGGATATGCCGCATTATTTAACAGTGAATCGGAAGACCTCGGCGGATTTACTGAAGTTATTGTTCCTGGAGCATTTAGAGATCTCGACAAAAAAGACATTAGGGCTTTTGTAGATCATAATAGCGGAAAAGTGTTGGGACGCACGAAAAACGGCTCCTTGAAATTGTTTACGGATGAAAGAGGACTTTATTTTGAATTGGATATTCCTGACACGACGCTTGGGCGCGATATTAGAGAATTGGTATCAAAAGGTATTGTCGACCAATGCAGTTTTGGGTTTGTCGTATTGGAGGACGAGTTTGAACACAGAGCCGACGGTACGATTTTGCGCAAATTGAATGCTGTTGATCTGATTGAAATTTCGATTGTTAGCATTCCTGCTTATTCTGATACATCGGTTGCCGTAAGAAAATTAGAAGATCTAAAAGCAAAAGAAGAGCGCGCAAAAGAAGACTTTGAGCAAAGAGAATTAGACAGCTTAAATCTATATAAAGCCAAGCTAAATATCTTGAATTTGTCCGATGACAAAGACTTAACAAAATAAATAGAAAGACTAAATAAAATGGAAGAGAGACTTAATTTAATACATGAAATGCGTTCGGTGGTAGAGCGGGCCGAGAGCGAAAAACGCGGTCTTAACAGCGAAGAAAAATCGAAACTCGATCAATTAGAAGCTCGCATCAAAGAGATCGACGATTTGGCACAATTCCGTAACAAAATTAGTGGCTATAATGATCTTGCTGCTGAGGTTGTAAACAAGAGGGTTGATTCTGCGGCTCGTGCAACAAATAAGAGCGACAATGAAGTGCGTAATGAACTTCGTTCTGCGGCACTCGCAATTTTTCGTGGTGAAGTGCGTTCGCTAGCGGCTATGTCAGCAGGAACCGCCACAGCTGGTGGAAATGCGGTACTTGGTGATATGCTAAAAGCTGTGATTGAAAAACGCCGCGACCTCAACGATTTTAGAAAATACGTACGCGTTGTTAACACTGCAAGCAATCCATTTAGAGTACCTGTACAAGGAACACAAACAACGGCTGGTATTGTTGCAGAAGCAGGAACAGTTGGAGATAGCTTAACACAACCCACAATTAATCAAGCATCAATTGAGATTTATAAGCTAGGTCATAACTTGCTTGTTTCTAATGAGCTTCTCGAAGATTCAGAGTTCAACATTGAAGAGTTCTTGATTGCCGAAGTAGCACGCGGAATGGCCGCTAAAGAAGAAGCATTAATTGTAGCAGGTACGGGCTCTTCGCAACAAACTGGATTTGCCGTTCCAACCTCCATCAGCTCAGTTGCAATTGGCACCACAGAGCTTAGCGGCACTGGAACGCTTTCATCAGACAACATTGTAGCAATTTTCCACGGTCTAAATCAACACTATCGGAAAAATGCAATATGGTCTATGAATGACAGTACCCTGAAGCTCATCCGGTTACTCAAAGACGGCAACAACCAATATCTCTGGCAACCTGGCCTACAAGCCGGACAACCAGACATGCTTTTAGGTCGTCCTGTTGTTACTTCTGCCTCGCATCCAGAGATGGGAGCCGATGCCATTGCAATCTCCTTCATGGATCCAAGTTTCTTGATCTTGGCTGAGCGCAGGGCTCTAGAGTTCAAAATTTTGTCGGAGTTGTACGCAGGAACCGATCAAATCGGTCTCTATACAACTGAGAGATTCGGCTTCGAACCAGTTTTAGCAGAAGCAATTTCTCGTGGTGTTTGTCCATCCTCCTAGTAACTAACAAATAAGAACAAGTAATGGTGGGGCTAGCAATAGCCCTGCCGACAAACAAAATGAAAATAGCAAACAATCAACGATTCTCAATCGCATCAACTAGCATCGCCGTTGTTACGTATGATGAGGCAAAAGCTTATCTTAGATTAAATTCTGATGATGATCAGACATTTGTTGAGACGTGTATTAATGCTGCGACAGATTATGCCGAAAGTTATTGTAGGCGACCATTTTACAACCGTACAATTACTGCAAATTTAGACACATTAAGCTTTCCAATTTATTTATATGGCGGACAAGCTTCATTGACTTCTTTGAAATATTATGATTCAACAGAAACCGAACAAACGCTGAGCACCTCTGCATTAGTTGTCGATAATTCCGAGCCAGTGGCGCGACTTTACGCATTGAGTTCATTTTCAGATAGTTCCGATTTATCATCTAGAAAATTTCCGTATATACTGACATATACAGCAGGCTTCGGCACAACGACCATAAATTCAGCAATTAAATTAGCAATTTTATTATTAGTATCAGATATGTTTGAAAGTAGAATGCCGGAATCCGCCCACAGCAACACACTTACGGCGGCAAAAAACCTTTTAAATCCTTTTGTATTAAATTATCCATACGAATTTGAAGAATAATGTTTCACGATCGAAAAGTCACACTGAAGAGAAGATCTTATGCGTCAACAAATAGCGTTGGGGAATCCTTATTTACTTTTTCAAGCTCGTATGTTTATGCACTTGAATTATTTATTGATTCTTTGCCACGAGAAGAGACTGAAAAATTTGTTACTGATGCGGGATTTAATAATTCAGAATTACGTATTTTACAAACACGATCTGATTTTTCTATAAGTAAGTTCGATTTGATCAATTTAGATGATTTAGATTATAATATAGTAGGGGTTAGAAATTTTTATAGACAGAATAAAAGACATATTATTTTACGTGGAGTTGACAATGATTGAAGCCTGTTTATTTTCGAAACTTTCAACAACAGCATCTCTTTCCTCAGTAGTGAGTTCTCGTATTTTTCCATTAATTGCACCAGAAAATACTACATTGCCATTTGTCACTTATCAGATTATAAATTCAGACATACCTAGAAATTTGAACGGGCGATCTGGTGTACGATCTGCACGATTTCAAATTAATGCTTTTGCTAATAGCTATTTGAGCGCTGCACAAATTATACAAATTATAAAAGACGTGTTGTGTGGGTCAACATTTACGGAATTTGGAATAAAGGTGTCACAAGCCGCGATTTATAATGATTTTTCAGATTATGAAAAAGACACACGTTTTTTTCGAAAGTATATTGACTTAGAACTTTTTTACTCAGAATAGAGGTAATATATAGAAACTAAACAAATCAAAGGATAAAACATGACTGCATTCCACTCACATAATTCTACCTTACATTATTATGACACAGATTGGGTCGCCGTTGGCGGAATCGAAAGCATTGGTATTAGTGCAAGCGCATCCGTCATTGACGTAACTAATCTTTCCTCGGAAAATAATACTCGTGTATTTCAACAAGGTCTTGCTGACCCTGGAGAATTATCACTAAGTGTGCAATTGGATCCAGACGACACAGCACACAAGTTTTTACAAAGTAAGTTGTTTGATAAGGCTAGCGCAGCTACGAACTTTAAGATTACTTTTTCTGACGACGGCTCGACGCTTTATACATTTGGCGGATTTGTAACATCGTTTGACATATCTGTCGACATGGATGACAAAGTCATGGCTGACTTGTCTATCAAGATTTCTGGTAAACCAACTTATGATGCATGATGAAAGAAGTAAACATTAATGGAAAAAATTATAAACTTAATTGTTCCTTTGATGCAATTGTATTGATGGACGATAAGTTTGGTTTAAACGTTTTTGAGGCTGATATATTTAAAGATATATCTCCGAAAAAAATTAACGCATTGTTGAGAGGCTTGTTGTCTGATAATCACAAAGAGGACGAAATAAAAAATCTTCTAAATTCTCTAAAATTAAAAGATTTAATGAGTCTTGTTACTGACATCAGCGAGGTTTTGAACGATGCCTTTAGCGCTTAACATAGATTTAGATGAAATCAATGCGGTTTGTTCTATTTATTTCGGTTTTAAATATGGCGAGGGGTCAAAGTTGACCCCCAAGCAATATCGAAAACTAATTAAGCACTACAAACAAAAATTGAGAATAGATGAATCTAGATATGCCTTGGTTTGTGCTACGATCGCAAATTGTAATCGTCGCAAGGGAACTAGAGCGTTTAAAGTTAAAGATTTTATGGCAAAAGATGATAAAGCAAGATCATCAAAAGAACAAAAATTACTTTTACAGAAACTTTTCGGAAGATGAATATAAAATTAAGCAACTCTGAATGGGGCAAGTTCAAAAGAGAACTTGGAAAGTTTGATGAAAAGTTGCGTAAAAAAATAGTAAAGGCCGCAATTACACAAGCGGCTACTCCATTTTTGAAAGAAGTAAAAGCTCGCGTACCCGTTGATACTGGCACATTGAAGGAAAATCTAATAAAGACAAGCACTTCGTCTGGAAAGGGAGCAGACGCAAACGTTGGCGTAAACGCGTCATCGAAAATCATAGTAAATGGTCAAATAAAAAAACCTAGATCATATATACACATTGTCGAAAATGGCTCAAGCAAAATGCCAGGAACACATTTCTTAAAATCTAGTTTTGAGGCTCGATATTTAGAAGTATTAGATAAATTTAGAACGGTATTACAAAAAAAGATAGATTTGTATGGCTAAAAAAATTGCAAACTTGTCAATTGGAGTTTCTGCAGACGCTTCAAAATTCACGTCAACCTTGAGCGGCCTTGGTCAAAAGGTCAAATCAGCTTTTGCATCTTTTGCAAAAATTGGTGCGGCTGCTGGTGCGGCCTTATTTGCTGGTGCAATCAAGGCAGCTATTGATTTTGAAAGCGCAATGGCGGACGTCCGTAAAGTTGTAAATTTCGAAACACCCAATGGACTAAAAGAACTTGGCGATGAGCTGCGCAACTTGTCTAAAACGATTCCAGTTACAGCTGAAGGACTGGCTGGAATTGCGGCAGCTGGTGGACAATTAGGCATCGCCGCAAAAGACTTAAAAGCTTTTACAGAAACTGTCTCTAAAATTTCAATAGCGTATGATATGGTTGCGGCAGAAGCTGGAGACGCAATTGCAAAATTGTCAAACGTGTTCCAAATCCCAATTACGGAGATGGAAAAACTTGGAGATGCCATAAACCACTTATCCGACAATACCGCAGCAAAAGCTCGAGAAATTGTTGAGTCGTTAAATATGATTGGCGGTACTAGTAAGCAATTTGGGTTAACCGCTCAGCAAGCGGCCGCATTGTCTGATGCTTTTATAGCATTAGGTAAAACTCCACAAAAAGCTGGCACGGCCATAAATGCAATGTTGGCAAAATTAGGGACTGCCGATAAGCAAACACCAAAGTTTATAAACGCCATGGAAAGCATGGGAATATCCGCTACTAAGTTTGCAGATATGGTTAGGAAAGATGCTCAAGGCGCTTTAATATCATTTTTAGACAAATTAGCAACCATTGACCCCAAAAAACAAGCTGGCATTTTATTTGATATGTTCGGGCTCGAATATCAAGATGATGTCGCATTATTAGTAGGTAGCTTGGATGAATATAAAAAGGCACTTAGTTTAGTCGCAGAGGAACAAAATTATTTAGGAAGCGTCCAGCGGGAATTTGAAAATCGCTCTGCTACAACGGCCAATTCGATCGTTTTGTTAAAAAACTCATTCGTCGATCTTGGTATAAAAATTGGTGATGCTGTTTTACCTTATGTTAGAAATGTCATTGATATAATTGAAAAATTTTCAGGCAACCTAAACCATGTCGCAGACGTAGCCATTCCAACGTTGATTCAAAGTTTAGATTTTTTAGTCAGTAGTTTTAACAAAATTATCGATATTATTAATTCTATTAATGAGGGTTTTGCAACAATTACCAGTTCTATTCATTCTGCAACCGACGCTCTAACAAAATTTGCAGGTGGTTGGGATGTAATGCGTCCAGATCAAGGAATCGTTTATACGGAAGAACAATCACAAATGCTGAATAAAATGTTACAAGATCGCGTTTCGGCACAAAAAGCGTTTGAAAAAGCATTTCCCGAAGATAACTTAAAAAAAGCTACAAAACAATTTAAAGAAACGTCAGTGGCGATCGAAGAAACTACTATTTCTTTAAAAGACTTGGCTAACACCGCAAAAACAGAATTACCCGAAACAGCCGAAGTCATAACACAATTTTCAGAGACCGCGACAGAAAAAGATTTGAAAAGGCTCAATGGAGGATTAGAAAGTACGGATGAGGTTGCTAAAAAAACATCGACTAGCATTACCAAGAATTTTAAAAAAATGGGAAATGATGTCACCGCCGTTTTTGATAATCTGCTGAATAGCATAAGTCAGATATTTGGAATTGATCTTGGTGGATTTGGAGGAGGCTCAATTTCTGGAATATTTTCTCAGATCGACTCATTGACAAAAAGCATTTTCGGGTCTGGAATCGGCGATATATTCGGTAGTTTGTTTGATGGTGGAATTACTGGAGACATCATGAGCGGAGAAGGCATTTTAGACGGTGGATTTGACCTATTTGGCGGCATTGGCGATATGTTCGGAGGCATTGGTGATTTCTTTGGATTTGCGTCTGGTGGTTCCTTTCAAGTAGAAGGTCCAGCTGCTGGTATAGACGGCGTCCCAATAGGTTTTATGGCTGACCCTGGGGAATTCATCAGTGTGTCTCGTGTAGATCCAGCAAAACAATCTTCTGGGTCTGGTGGCACGGTAATCAATCAAACCATTAATAATCGTTCCGAAGGTGTCACAGAGAGAGATTTAAAAGTATGGGGTGAACAAATTATTAATAAATCAGTGCAACAGGTGGCAAACGAGTGTTCTCGCAATACTCAGATTGGTCAAACAATAAGAGGCAATAAAAGGTAATATAAGAAAATGAGCTATCCTTTATCTATACCAGATTCACCTTCGCCGAAAAGCATTGAGTTTATGTTGCGAAGTATAGTTGGCATGAGTACTTCTATTTTCACAGGTGCTCAACAAGTCTATGCTTATCCTGGAAGCTTTTGGGAAGTGAAAGTAACTTTACCACCTATGAATCAAGAAGAAGCCGGCGCTTGGGTTGCGTTTTTAGCGGAATTAAATGGTCGCGAGGGCACCTTTAAAATTGGACCAATTATTGATAACGTCTCTAGAAAGCGCTATAGCGGTCTTGTCGATGGGTCAAATCAAAGTGGCAGGACGCTCGCAAGCAAGGGGTGGCCTACGAATGTAGAAAATTTATTATTAAAAGGTGATTTTATTGAATTTGATGATTATATCTATATGGTCACGGCGGATGTCGATAGCGATGCTTCTGGTAATGCTGATATTAGTATTTGGCCGCGCATGAAAGCGTCTACAAATAATTCTTCCATTACGACTGACACGCCGCAATCAACGTTTAGATTAAAAAACAACACTAACTCGTTCTCAATAGACGAGTTGCGTAATTTCGGATTAAATTTTACAGCGATAGAAGGTTTCTAAAATGTCTAGGGGATTATCAGCATCCATGGAAAGCGCGTCAGGAGCGCAAGTAGTTAGGCCTATTTTATTATTTGAGGCTCAGTTTGATAGCGGAACACTATATATGTGGTCAGGCGTTGGGGATTTATCTTACGGCGGTCATACGTATGCTGGAGCGGGTTCACTAATTAGTGTTGATGTCATTAGCGAAGTTAACGGTACACAATCGACTGGTATAACTGTTCAGTTGTCTGGAATCCCTGATTCTTTAATAACAAACGCAATGACTGAAAATTATCAAGAGCGTCTTGCAATTGTCACCATGGCGCTTTTAGACGAAAATGAATCCATAATTGCTTCACCCGTTGTTCTTTTTAGTGGTCCGATGGATGCATTGAATATTCAAGATTCTGGCAATACGATTGTTTTAAACATGAGCATTGAAAATCGTCTAATCGCTTTAGAGACGCCGCGCATCTCACGCTATACAGATGAAGAACAAAAAATTCGCTATGCTGGCGATAAAGGTTTTGAATATGTCAATTCTATTCAAGAGTTGCCTATTTTATGGGGAAAGACACAAGGATGAACTTTGAGGCATTTTATGCAGAAATTGATAAGAAACGTAATGAGCCTTTTGAATGGGGCACGAACGATTGTCTTTTATTAGCGTGTGATCTTATAGACGCTCTTTATGATACAAAAAGTGCTTCAAAACTACGTGGACAATACAAAACCCCTCTACAGGCGTTAAAGTGGCTAAGATCCGCCTTAGGAAAAGATTTAAAGCAGTTTGCCATATCGGCATTTCGTTTGTTTGATTTGAATGCAAAAGAGATTGATCCCAAGCAAGCAAAACGCGGAGATCTCATGTTGTTGTTTAACTCTCCTGATAAATTAACAACGTTTTCTTTTGGTGTCTGTGATGGGAGGTTTAGTATCCACCCAAAAAAAGGCGGTGGAATTGAATTTGTACATCTAAGTAATATAAAAAAAGCAGTGACTCTATCAACAATTTAGCATTATGGGCGCAGTAGTAGGAGCAATAGTAACATCAATAGCGACTTCCGCAGGTGCAAGCGCATTTGTAGGGAAGCTCATTGGCGCTATAGTATCAGCGGCATTTTCTTTTTTAACTAGCGGTTTATTCTCGAATAAGAAAGCCCCATCAGCATCTACTGATCCAGGTGGTATTTCCCAAATGATAAGAGAGAGCGTGCAGCCTCGCCGTGTCATTTATGGGCTAAATAAAGTTTCTGGTCCAATCGTTTACGTGGAAAGCACTGGTGAGAACAACAAATATGTACATTTCGTTATTGCTTTATCTGGTCATGAGTTGCAATCTATAGATGACATTTATATCAACAATGATGTATTGACTCTCAGTGGAAGAGAAGACACTGGCACATATGCTGGCTATGTTTGGGTTGATAAATTTCTAGGCACTAGTGATCAGGCCGCAAATAGTTATTTAGTCGCAGAATCGGCTAACAAGTGGACAACCGACCATCGATTGAGAGGAATAGGTTATTTGACTGTAAAGTTGTTATATGACCAATCAAAGTTTCCAGAAGGGATCCCGAACATTTCTGCTGTTGTAAAAGGTAAAAAATTATACGATTTCAGAACAGAAACAACCTATTATTCCACTAATCCTGCGTTGATGATTTACGATTATTTAACCAACTCGGATTATGGTCTAGGTGCATCGACTGATGAAATTGATCTCCCAAGTTTTATATCGCTGGCAAATTTAGCAGAAGAAACAGTGTCTTTGTCAGCAGGTGGAACGATAGAACGTTATCCAATAAGTGGCGTTTTTGACACAGACCAAACGCCTGCCGACATACTAGAACAGATGGCTTCGAGTTTTGCTGGTAAAATAGGATATTCGGGTGGAAAATTTTACGTAACTGGTGGCGCATATGCAACTCCATTGTTACACATAGCTGAGGATGATATTATTGGTCCATTGGAAATTCAAACAAAGTTATCCAGAAAAGATCGTTTTAATAGCGTAAAAGGAACCTACATAAACCCAGAAAACAATTATCAGTCTTCAGATTACCCTCAGCGATCAGACACGACATATATTGCAGAAGATAATTATGAGACTATTTGGAAAGACTTGGAGTTACGATACACACAACATGCGGCGGTTGCTCAACGAATTGCAAAAATAGTATTGGAACGAAATCGGCGACAAGAGATTGTTACTTTTACAATGAATTTAAAGGGCCTAAAAATTAGACCTGGTGATAATGTTACACTTTCTTTAGATAAATACGGATGGAATCAAAAGGTGTTTGAGGTGCTCAATTGGTCGTTGCAAAGCGGAGACGTAGATAACCCAAATCTACAAGTAGCCCTTAGTTTGCAAGCTATTGATAGTAACGTTTATTCTTGGTCTGTTGACGATGAACAAGAAATAATAAGTGCTCCAGAAATTTCATATGAACAAAATATCATTGGGCCATTTACTGCCACAATAGATATTCTCCCATGGGAATCAGAAACCGATTTAGTCACTACGTCATTATCATCATTTCAGGGATACTATTATGAGTAACATTTTTTTTAAATCTGATCCGACCGTCGATCTTACTTTATCGCTTGCGGGAACTTGTGTTGTTGGAGATGTGTCAGAAGCGACATTGACCTTTGATGTTGAATATCGCGTCAATAGTGGTTCATGGACTAGTTTGGTTACGCATGAAATAGCTTATACTTTTACTACTAGCGCGGCTTTTGGTGTTAGTTCGTTTGAAAGTACAACAGTAACGGCCACGCCATTTGATTTAGTAGATTTCAGGATTACCAATTTTTCAAATAGTATTCCAACAATCGAGTTTGATTTAACATTAGCACAACACACAACTAAATTTTATAATTATTAAAAGGTAATATAAAAAAATGACACAAGTAAGCAAACACATTATTCGACTAAAATGCGATGCACATTATGCGACGGCACCCGTAGAAAAATTAACCCAAGCCCAGCCTGTCATTTACGAAGGGACGGATGTTGAATTTCAAATTGGTATTTTTAATCGTGATTCCTTGATGGATGCGTCTAATATAACGGCGTTGAGTGTGGAAATCAGAAATGCTGCTGGCGACACAAATCCTTTAATTTTAGCTTCAACTGCGAGTTTAAATTCGTCATTGACATTGACTCAATGGAAAAATGATCTTGACCAACACGCCACACTTTCAATTTCTAGCACACAAAATACTTTATCTGGTGGATTTTATTGGTTGAGCGTCATTGCCTCAACAGCCACTACAACATTGGTCTTATCTGCTGGCTCAATAACTGTTAAAGAGACGGCACTAGGCGGTACCCCGACAGGTAGCCTTAGTAATTATTATACCAAAGTGGAATCTGATGGTAGATATATAGAGGCCGCCAATAATTTAAATGATCTCGATAATGTAGCAACGGCACGCACAAATCTAGGTTTGGGAACTATTGCAACCCAAGATGCAGATTCTGTCTCTATTACTGGCGGAGCCATTTCAGGAATTACGGATTTGGCCGTAGCCGACGGAGGTACTGGTGCAAGCGATGCCAGCGGAGCCCGTACAAACTTAGGCGTTTATTCTACAACGGAAGTTGATGCGTTGTTCCCATCATTTAATGTTAGAACATATGGTGCTGTTGGAGATGATTCTACGGATGACACTTCTGCGATTCAAAGCGCCATCACTGCAGCTAATGTTGCAGGAGGGACAGTCTTTTTTCCAGCGGGCACTTATAAAACGACCAGTGCGTTGACGTTGTCTGTAAGTGGTGTCAATTTAGAAGGAGTTGGAACAAAGTCCATCATTAAGCTTTATTCCGCAACCGGTAACACTGTGGAAATCACTGGTGGCAATTGCTTTGTCAGAGATTTACAATTTAATTCTGGGACAACAAAAACGGCCGATTCTGTCATCGAATTGAGCGGGGTCAATTTAGTAACCCTGCAGAGTCTTACTATGTACGGAGCATTCAATGGTGTATTGATGACAGGGGCAGGCGGTACAGGGAATAAAGTAATTGATGTCAATATTTTAAATTGCGTTGCTGGTGGTAGCGGCATACGCATAGACACAACAAGCAATGGGATTGACTACTACATTTGCAATATTCTAATAACAGCAGCATCTTCTGGTGCACAAATGGACGCTGGCATTCGTATTGACAATCTTGGCGATATCGTTATTGATCGCGTTTCAACGATATACACAGGAACTGGTCTAAAAATCATTGCTCCAGCATCAGAAACTGTTCAAGCGGTCATGTGTTCAAACTGCTATTTTGACCAAGGCTCTGCATATGGTGTCTATATCGCTGGAAATTCTGGTGACGTCGATTTAGTTAAATTATCTAACATTTGGTCGTGTACTAATACAAACAGTGGAATTGCCTTAGTAACATCTGGCGGTACTGTCAATCGCGTAGAAATGAGCAACTGTACTCTGTCGAACAACACACACGGGCTCTTCATCAATGATTCTGGTCCAAAGTTTTTCTCATTAAACAATTCAACATGTTCTGGTAATTCACAAAACGGCGTTTACGTGGCAGGAGGAGTTACAGACTTTCAATTGGTCCAAAATGTAATGGGCGCCGCTGGAGAGTTTACAGTAAATGGACAATATGGAATTTATCTAGCCACTGGTGCGTCTGATCGATATATCATTACAAATAACATAATTCGCGCAAATACATCAGGACAGCTTTCAGACAACGGGACTGGAACTAATAAAGTTATAACAAACAACATTACAACATAATCATGCCGATTCAACCATGTCAAGATCAAGGAAAGCCGGGCTTCAAGTGGGGAGCGACCGGCAAATGCTATACAGGTCCAAACGCGCTTAAAAATGCCATCAAGCAAATGCAAGCAATTAAAGCACAGCAAGGAGGAACGAAATGAGCGGGCATTGGGATTTTGACAAGTTGCTTCCAGACAAACGCATTCCATATGGCTTTGATTATGCTGTCGGATTAAATCAATTACATTGGCACAGATTTCACGCAATTTTTGGTTACCATTCCTCTGTCAGTACGAATGTGCAAAGTATCGGACCAACTACAACAGCAGCACAAGAAATGTATCCATATTTGACGGAAGCTAAGCATCTTAAGATTTCGTCATCGAGCGCAAATGACACCGCAGAAGGAACAGGAACACAAGAAATTTATTTTTATGGAGTTGATGCAAATTATGCTCTAGTCGAAGAACGTGTGGAATTAAACGGTCAAACTCCTGTGACAAGTGTAAACACATACTTGCGTTTATTTTGGGCTAAAGATTATCGGTGCGGCTCCAATGGTGGAGCAGTAGGAGACATATATTTAGCAAGTGAAGACGAAACTTCATATACCGACGGGGTTCCACAGACTAGTTCTTTAATCCTCGGTAAGATTCCAGTCGGCCAAGGGGCATACAATGGACCGCGCTATACTGTTCCAGCAGGTTATATTTTAGTACTAGACGAACTAGCTTTCAATCTGAGCGGGCTTAATAAATCAGCACAGTTTTTTGCTCGTGCTAGAACGTATAATGCAGATTCGTATAATAATTATAGTGGTTGGCGTGATTCTGGTGTCTATTCCACATCTGTAAACGGTAGCACAGACGTAGGTCGTGTATATAAAACGCCTCCTATTTTTGACGAAAAAACAGATTTGGAAATATTGGTCAAACCAGATTCTACTGCTGCAATGTGTACAGGTAGAGGATTTTTTACTCTAGTAAGTAAACGAGTTTTGATAAACACTAGCGCGTAATATAAAGTATGGGAACATCAGAATTAGTCATCGCATTGATTAGCTCAGTGTTGGGAGCATTCTTTAGGCTTTGGTCTAATCATCAAGAAAACCAACGCATGTATTATAACACGCTGTTAAAAGCACAGACCCAAAGCGAAAAATCACATAAGCGCGCAATGAGTGCCGGGTTTGAATGGTGTAAGAGTGCTGTTTTATTGTTGACTGTCTTTTTTATCGTTGTCTTTCCGAAGATAGTCGCTGTCTTTTGGCCACAGTGCCCAGTTCTTTTAACCTACTACGAATTCTCAAGCGGGTTCTTATTCTTTACTGATGGTCACGAAGTGCTTAAGTATTTGAAAGCTGATGGTCTTTTAATTACTCCACTGGACACAAACATCTTATATGCAATAATTGGATACTACTTCGGAGCATCCGTAACAAGGATAAAGAGATGAATAATGATGAACTACTGCAGCAAATACAATGTGATATAAATGAAATCAAGCATTGCTTAGTCGGCAGTCTGCAAAACAAAGGCGTTGTGCAACGACTCGACGAAGTTGAAAAGAAACAGGCCTGGATTCATACAAAGCTATTGGGTCTAATTACAGCTGGTTCGATTGTTGGGTCGGCGCTGCTTATAGTGTTTAGAACATATCTATGATTTCACAGCCAAAAATCAAGTGTAAAGCTCCAGGCTGTACTAAAATTGTGTCTGTAAAAGAAGGCTATTGTGCAGCTCATAAACATTTGAAAGAAGGGCGTGCTCGTAAGAAGCAATATAATTCACGATGGACTAGGCTACGCAACTTGCATATTCATCAATTCCCTGTATGTGGTAAATGCGGAAAGGCTGGGGAACAAGTAGACCACATAAAGGCGTTGATTGATGGTGGTCATATATACGACCCATTTAATCTAATGACGCTATGTCAAGCATGTCACTCACTGAAGACTCAAGCCGTCGACATTGCAAAAACCCTAACGGTTGAAGAATGGTTAGGGAGATGCAAGTTTAAAGAGTTGGCGTCTAGAATCTAAAATAAATTTGTGGGTCTTTTGGATCAATCTCGTAGATTTCGCTATTGAGCTCAGCCGAAACATAATCAAATTCTTCGTTAAACACTGCTTCACTAGCCACCCTGCCTTCCCATAACTGTAATCTTCTCTTGGTTCGTGAAGCCATGCGCATTGCCCTAAATCGAAACTCAGAGGCGACAAATGTTTTGAAGCTCATGCCTTTGTCAGGATTGAACTTTTTGCTTGTAGTCCAGACAATCAAATACATGTCAGATATCATCTCGTCGATTTGATATTGCTGTGACAAGCCATAATGCATCATTTTGATAAATAGCTTGGCGTTATCGTCGACAAACTCTTTGAGAACCCTAGAGTCACCATTTTTTATCTTCTGCCAGATTTGATCGCACATGATTATTTTATATAGGGTTTTATCACCTTTAAAAGAGCAGGAACGGAATAGACAAGCGTTAACAACGTTCCCTTAAATAAAAACGACCAGTCTTGGAATATAGCCGCTAAAATGATGATTCCTGGTAAATAATACAGTGCGAAGCCTATAATAGCACTAAATAATAATGTGACGTGCAATTTCATTTTTCCCATGGTTTAAACCTTTCTATGTTTGATAATAATGCAATCAAGTTGTCAACGTCTTTTGTTTCAAATAGAATTGATGACGCCTTATATTTGCAAAGATCTAATAAAGAAGCTGTCACATATTCTAACAACTCGTAATTTAGGCCTTCTACGATTATACGATGGTTGTCCAAGCGACTATATTTCATTTGTGATTTCTTTCTAATATACGTTGTGCTTTAAAATGTCCAGTATCGATCATAAAATTTATCGGCTCGCCCATGTTCTTTTCTTAGTTTCTTCGCCTTTAACTTTATGAACACGCGTTTAAATACACCAGCTTCCCTATATTCCCGCTCTAAGCGTATTTGTGCATTGTTGTATTCTTCTTGGCGTTCCCACTCTCTGAATGTATCATTTGATGGCATTTTTATTTTCCTACCTTTCTTAGAATAGTTTAAAATGTTGTAAAGCCTTTAAAAACGCTACACCGTGATTTGAGTCTTGCATGGGTTTCGGCATAAAAGAAGTTTTTTCATAAGCAAAGTCATTTTCAAATGATTGCGTGAATGTTTCGTCTCCATGTTTATATGTAATTATGACAGAATAGCAAGTTCTAAGCATTTTATAATCATCTTTATAAACCTTCTCACGTCTGCCTATATCTGTCACAAGATTAGCTATGGTAATGCTATTAGATACACAAAAATTGCCTGCTAACAATAAAAAAACCAATTTGATTTCTAACTCTAATAATCTATTTGCGAACTCTTGTACGGTATTTGATCTATCACTGAATCGATTCAGAAGAAGATAAGCTGAAAATGCGAGATTATTAAAACAATAATCATAAAAATGATCCACTAAGTTCTTGCGTATTTTCCAAATTTCTATCTCGGGTTTGTCTATGAATAATGCCCGTTTCAATGCTTTTAGACCTCTACCGTACCAATTGGTTGCGTCCTCGTCATTTGCCCAACGTTTAATATAAGGATCGTATATTTCTTCTATGGTTTTATATTGATTTCTACACCATAAAAAAAGATCGAGAATATCGTCGCTAATTTGTTCGTATTCAATCATATTTATATCCCCTTTAGTTCATATTAACTTATTTCTCTTTTGAATATCCAAGTGTTAACATTAACAGCATGCCGATAATTGCGAATGCAACCATACCACCTAGCATGACATTTACTAAAGACGCAATCGAGCCTTTTATTATTCCTATTATTGAACCTAATACAAAAGATGGAAACCATCCAGCTATTCCGAACACTATACCTGCATTCAGTGTCGATTGAAATTTACTTAATTCGTCTTTCTTTTTCATATGTTGATAACTCCTTTTTGTTGTTCCCAAGTCTTCAGATCAAATACTACATTGATTGCTTGACGACCACCGTCTTCGACGACCGCACAGGCGAGAATTGGTTTATGTTTGTGTTCTTTACCATATGCGAAAGCTAAAGCCTCATGATCAATTCCACAACCAACAGCACACGCAAAGACAATATTCTTCTTTCCTGCTAGATATCTGACTCCAACTGTGGTATGAGTGTGACCTGTTACCATAGACATCATATTCATAGCAGCACCTCTAGCTTGCCCCTCAAGCGTTCCTCCGCCTTCTGGTATGTGTTTATATAGGACATCGTCTAAAACGAAATCGTAGCCCCATTGCCAGCCTTTTGGGGCCTCTAATGCATCACTATATGATTTCATAAATTGGCCCGGTAGTCCCGCTGTTTTCATCTTGCGTTCTGGAATGGCTGTATGGTTACCGACACAGACAAGCATCTCTGGAAATGCGCGATACCACTTTTTTAATCGTTTTAATGAACGTTTGAATTCATCACCAGCACTTGACAAGTTTGGGTCTGATTCATGATAGCTAGCAGCATGATAGTCTAACTCGTCTCCGATCTGAACAAACCTAGTACATCCATAAACTCTAGCAACTTTTTTACAGAATCCGAGATAGCCCGGATGCTCAAAAGGAATGTGAAGATCTCCAATTACCAGCACGTTTCCGCGCGTGTTTTTGAATTTTTCGTATGTTGTCATAAATGTTATATATATTGTTATATCTATTTTTGTTAAAAAGTCAAATTAAAAATCTAAAATTAATTGCTTCTCGACACCAACTAATTTTTCTACTTCTTGAATATAAATTGATTTGTCAATATCAACAGGCAGCTCATTTGGTTTGCGAATAGCCAATGATATTGATTCAGCGCCTGAAACTTTTATTACTCGTGAACCATCTACTTTTAACAATGGAGTTTTCGTAGTAGAATGATAATAGCGCACTACGTGACCCGATAACTCTTCGTTGTTGAATGACGCCGCAAATGGCTGCTTTATGTTGACAACCATTAGAAACTTGTCTGTGATATTACACTCATTAATTGTGTCTGAAATAGATTTGTTATTTAATAAATAAGCCAAGCATGCCTCTGAAACAATTTCAGCTCTATTGCCAGCGCCTTGGGCGAATGCTCCTTTGACTTTTGTCTTTCCATTTTCAAGCTTGGCAACATAGTTATTTACATCACGCTGTTTTAATACAGCAATCTTCGTAAACTCTAAGTTCATCTTAGACCACTCTTGCCACTCTGCGTCAATTTTCTTTACAACATCTGCTTGTTCTTCAGTATATTTGATCATGACGCCGTCAGTGTTTGCGCTTATGATCTCAATATTATTTAGAAAATATTCCTCACACAACTTCAATAATAAAAATTGTCCAGTTAGTGTGACCGAGAGCATAGCTTGCCAATCATAAAGAAAGCTGGCATATTCTACTTCTCCGTTGTTGATCGACGCATTATTCAACTTACCGAATGTCGAATTAATTACGAGCTTTAACGCATTTGCAGTAAAAGAATCCCCCGCCGCCTTTGCTGCTACACGATCGGAAACAATTTTTGCAAATTCTTGTAAAAACTGATCGGACAAATGACGAGGTTTAATATTATATTCCAACATTAATGAAGGGTAATAACTGGTCACATCGCGATCTTCCAGTATCGCAGAGCCGTCGTCTTCATATTGATATTCTTTGGCTGCGTGTATGCCACCAGACCCAATAAAAAACTCTAAGTTTGAAAATCTAAAGCTTGTCTTTAATTTTTCAATGAAATTATAAGCATTTACCGGAATTTCTTTAAACTCGTTGTAAAAAGTACTCAACTGTTCGGTTTTAAAAAAGATAGACGGCATTAGGTCTGAAACTTTGACTTCATCCGAGATCGTATTAATTCGTGACACTTTTTCACCGTGAGATTCATATAAATGCTTGATTGTCATTTCGGCAACAGATGCTCCTTTGGCCGAAACAAAAAATGAAAATAGCTTGCGAGGCATGTCGAATTTGCGCATCAATTGATACCGCAATTGCATGTCATCAAACTTTTGTCTTGCAAACCTAAGCGTTTCTACTACGTCATTTATACAATAACCAACAATATTGTTGCATTGGTCTGACGTAAGTGCATCTATGTCAAAAGGATAAGGCAGCTCTTGGATGACGGTAGTGTTGTTTTTTGCTGCAATACCTTTAAGCCCACTCAATTCTTTAACTCCACGTAGACCAATTAAATCTATTGTTTCAAAGCCATCAAAAAGAGTCACACACTTTTTACTTTTCTCAAGAATTAAACTTTGAGCCAACATAAAGTTTGTCAGTGTGTCATTTGAAAGCCTATTGATCACAGTATTATCAAAGCTATGATTGTTAAACCCAGTATAAATTAAAGAATCTTGTGTAAAATATTGGCGCACACGCTCCGTAAAATTATTCCGATCGCTTCGAAACCCATGAACGCCAGTATGGTCAATAGCTATAACGCACGTAAAGGTTTTAAATGTCTCAACGTCGAATATAGACAATGTCTTACTTCCAATCTTCAAATCCGAAATCAGATCAGAATCAGACCACTCAAAAAAACTCTTAAACTTTTCAAAATGGGGATTCGTCTTCGTCATATTTTATCTGTTGTTTTGGTTGTGGTTTGTTGCTGCTCGCCGAGACATCTTTCAATCGTCCACTTGCTAGATCGTAAGACACATACCCGGCAACTCCTGTAATGCCGCAGAATCTATTTTTCAATAGCCGCATTTTTAATAAATTAGCATGTTCTTCATCTTGTTGATTTCGCTCAACACCAATGACCATGTCTGAAATCTGCCCTATGGCGCCAGAACCTCGAAGCTGTGATAAAGAAGTGTTGCCGCCCTCTTCGTGTGGTGTTTTATTAGAACGGGCCAAATGTGAAATCAAAATCATGCCATATTGCATATCGACGATGCTTTGACGAATTGTTGTCATCATGTTGTCGATGAGGCGCCTTTCGTCACCGTCTGAAATACCACTGACAATCATCGAAATGTGGTCGAGAACGACAAAGTCACAATCTAAGCCCTTTACGAGATAGCGAAGCATCGTTGATAAATTATTTTCATTGATCAGCCCATCATAACCGACAAATTTGGTCTTTATGATTTTGTCATAGGTATTCAAAAGACTAATGTCATCAATGCTATTTACTTCTTTTATCGCTAACGGTGTGTTTAAATGGAGGCCCATTAAGCCTAACGCTACTTTGCGACTAGGTTCTTCTAAACTAATAAAGCCAACTTTGAGATCGTGCTTAGAAATTAAATTATAGGCTATTTCTTTAGCAATTGTAGATTTACCAATACCAGACCCAGCCGTCAAAGTTACAATCTCGCCCTTCCTCAAACCATAGGTTTTAGCATTTAAAAAATCAAATGGATAAGTATAATCAGACAAAACTGGCTTATTTTTAATATCTTCGAACAGTTGCTCACCAATATGAATGTTGTCTGGATGCCAAACTTCAGCGCGATATAAT